TCTGGTAGATCGAGCCGTTAGCACCGCCAGCAGCGTTGAAGTCGGTGTTGATGGCACGGTCGCTGTTCAGCACGTCGTAGTAAGCACCAGGGCTCAGGACGCACACACGGCCTTCCTTAGGAGCATCCTTCTCGTCCAGGGCTTGGCAAGCCTTGAACAGGTTCTCCACAATCAGGTCGCCACGAGCGTTGCGATCAGCAGCACCGTTCAGGTCAATACCGGTGAACGAAGTACCACCAGGCATCCGGTTCAGAACGAACAGACGCTCGCCCACTTGGAAGCCAACACCAGTACCGGTACCAATCGAACCAATCGGGTTGATGTCGAAGGTAGCAGCGCCGTTGGTAGGAGCGGTGGTGATCACACCATAAGAACCAGAGTTCTCGCCATACACAACCTCACCGATTGCCCAGAAGGTCAGCTCAGCGGTTTGGAAGTTAGCGCTCAGGGTAATGGTGTTGGTGCTCACAGAGGAGTAAGTACCACCATTCAGTTGGAATCGCTTGGAATCCCAATCCTTAATGCGGCCATCAGACTCGGTAGCAGACAGCAGGGTGCGAGCCAGGCGCTGGTCATAAGCCCGAGCCAGAGCGCGGCCCAATTCGGTCGAGTAGATCGAACGAACGTCCCAGTGCAGTTTGGCCTCATCGAGGTCATAGATCGAAGCGTCAGCGATCAGCAGGTCATCAATGGTGATGATCTTTTCGCCAATCATGCCCTTGTTACCCTGACCGGTGATGAAGTCACCAGGACGGTGGTAGCGGCTCGAAAAACGCCCCGTGATCGGGAAGCTTGCGCTCTTGCCCGAAGAGATGGTGCGCTTCATGGTGAGATCCTTGAAGATCGTCTCACGGTTGAAGGTCGTCAGAACCTCGCCAGAGAAGATCTTGAGGAAGTTAGCGCTTTCGCGCTCAAAGTTACCGGAGGCAGAGCCAGCGTTATATTGAACGCCATTGATACTCCCCAACCGGCTAAGAGATGCGTTGAGATCAGGCATCGTTAGTTAGGTTAGTGAACTGTTTAAGGGCGCTCGTAACTCAACTGTTGTTATCGCCTCAGCGGCAACAATGTTTACGTTCGCTAATGAAATATTAGCCCCTAGGACCAAGAACGTCGCTACGGATCAATTTATCCTGAACGTCTTGGGTATAAGCAGGATCTTGCAGATACCGAGGATCGTTCATAGCAGCCATGACTTCTTGACTGGAACGGAACACATCGCTGCTGCTACCAGACAGCTTGCCACCGATCAGTTCAGGTTCATAGCCAGAGTTTTCTTGGAAGGCGTAGTACAGAGATTGCAAAGCGTTACGAGCACGGTAGTAATCACCGCTGTTCACTTCACGGTTGTAAGCCTCAAGTTCACCAGCGTCGAGGTTTTCCCGAGCCCACCCTTGAACAGCTTCAAAGTTCTCTTGACCACCAATACTTTCCATAATGGTGGCTTCTTCATCCTGAGACAGAACAACAGCTTCCTGTTCTACTGCTTCCTCAGTAGGAGATTCCTCAGCAGCCTTTTCGTAGCCACTACGGCCACCCAGTTTCTTCTCAAGCTCTTGATAAGCCTTGAGCAGCTCATCAGGAGAACGAAACTTGCCAGCAATCAGTTCCTCTTGTTGTTCCTGCCTTTCAGCAGCTTCAAGAGCTTCAATGTCTTGCTCGCTATAAGGCCCAGTTTCCTGTGCCAAAAAGTTATCTGCAATGACTTCCATGATCAGCCGATACGAACGGTCAGATCAGGATAGATCCAAACAGGACGCTTTGCTTTAGCAGCAGCGACATATTGCTCATACACCTCAGGCTTCTCTGCCTTCAGTTCTGCAATGAGCAGATCCATCTTGGATTTAGGCTCAGGCTTTTTCGGAAGCTCTTTAACCTCAGAAGCCTCCAGGGGCTCCACCGATTTCTTGACTTGCCCGGATTGAGTCATTTTCAGCTTTAACGAGAGCGGCCTGTTTAGCAGGATCGTTGTTAGGATCTTGCGCGGCCATTTGTTGCTGCATCATCATAGCTGCTTGTTGTTCTTCAGCCATTAGATCCTCGTCGCTCTTAATCAGTTTGTAAGTATCCAAACCGTCAGAGGCTGCAAGACGAGTAATCAACTCACGGCTGTTGACATACTTGACCATCGTTTCGGGACCAAGGGTTCCAGCAATGGTTTGAAGGAACTCAATCAGCTTTGCCTTGTCGTTACCACGTCCAAGAGCGTCAAGACCAGTGGTAATCTGAGGCTTCACAATGTCCTTAGGAAGCTTCGGAAGACGCCCTTGACGCTCCATAAGGGCCATCTTGCGGTTCACAAGTGGAAGCTGTAGTTCAACACTCAAGATGCTGTAAATGCCACCGAGTCCGGCTTCCAGTTCCTGTGCAACCATTCTGATCTCTTCGGCTGTAACTCGGTCCCGGCCAGAGGTACCAGCTTGAATAGCGCTGTTAAGCAGGAACGCAAAGCTCAATCGTTGTTCGATCCGTGCAATGGTGTTCAGAGCAACCGTGAGGTCTGCCTGCTTCTGCATCTGAAGAGGAGCCACATCGTTTGGGTTGCCAGCCACAATTGATCCATTGGCAGCCCGAGCAAGAGCGTCAGGGCGAGTTGTGCCGTTAGGGTTGCACAGGAAGATGATCTTGGCTGCTGCTGCAGAGCCCTCCACGATGGCTTTAGAAAGGTACTCAAGGCTCTTCAGGTCTCCCAGCAGCTCTTCGCAATAGCCACGACCATAAGCTTCGTGAGCCACACGGAACATCCGCAGGGGAATCCAAGGGCTTTTATCAATTGGAACAGAACCAGGCTTACCAATCTGTTTGCCGTAAGCCTCTTGGTACCAGTTGCAGCGGTCAGCTTTGTAATCCCATTTGACGTGGGTAAACAGGAAAACAGTCTTATCTACAAACTTGCCTTCGGCGTCCTTAGGAGCAATCTTTACAGGCAGCACATCAGGATTAACTTCTTCACGCACTACAACCTCAAGGATGTTTCCTTCAGGGTCACGGTTCAACACAAAAGACTTCAGTGGGTAAACCCTGGTGCCACTCTCAGCGACATACAGCAGAGCGTTACCACCAATGATCAGGTGCTTGAGGGCTTCAAACAGCGCCGTGCGATCACCAGACTCTTCAATGTCCCGCATGACGGAACGTTCCATAAGAGCCAGTTGCTGGTCAAACTGTGACTGCAACTCCTTGTAATTATCCAGCTCCTTCTTGAGCTTCATGTCGTCTACAGAGAGACGGAAGAAAGCTTGGTTAGGAGGCAGCAAAGCAATCAACAGCTTGCTAGCCAGGTTGTTCACACCACGAGCACCAAGACCTTGGTAGGTGGTTTGGATTTTGGTGTAGAGGTTCTTGCCAGTACTACGGTCGTTATCCGTGATCAGAGTCGGCAGAGTGTACTTGCTGCACTCAATAGCCCGATCTAGATAAATAGTCTTTTCCGGCTCAAGTGCCGAATAACGAGCCGCAGCGTTAGACATTCAAACCACCAGTTGCAGTACTTGCTCCCATACCCATACCGCTAGCACCAGCAGTAAGAGGGGATTGTATCTCCAAACTAGTACGCAGTGCAGCAGGTGTGCCAACACGACGGCGAACAGGGGAGCCAACGTTAGAAACACCCTGCTGACGTTGAATGGCAGCTTGCAGTTGGCCTTGTTGAATAGCTAGAGCAGACTGAGACTTTTGCTGAGCAATCTGCTGCATTGCAGTCTGCTGAGCCATCTTGGCGGATTCAGCAGCTTGAGTCGTTTGAAGACGGCTTTGTTCAATCTGTTGCTGGAACTGCTGAGAACGTTGAGAAGCCTCAGCTTGCATCTGTTGAACTTGACGCAACGCTGCTTCACGAGTGGCTGCTGCTTGAGCTCTAGATGCCTCAGCTTGTTGACGAGCAGCTTGAGAAGCTTGATAACCAGAGTAAACCTGAGCTGCTGCACCAAGTACAGAGCCGATGCCTAAAATCCAGTTAAGAGAATTGTCCTTAGCCATCAGCTGTACTTAGTTTCTTCTTGTAAGTTGTACTGGTCTTTCAGATGCCGTACAACAGATACTTGTCCAGCAGCAAACCAGATAAGTTTCTCTTCCATACTAAGGTCAGGAGATTTATCTGGATACAGCTCTTCTAGGTATTGAATAATCTCTGGTTCGATGTAAGGAATCATATGTTCAAGCCAGTTGGATTGACGCGACCAGGAGCGGTACCACCATAGCCACCAATACCAAACCGGCTACTAACGCGAGTCCTAGAAACCCCAGGCTGTCCAACGTTTTGTGACCTTCTGGTTTGTTGCGTTTGCGCCGGTGCAACCCTTTGAGCCTCTTGGCGAGCTTGAGCTGCACTCAAAGCGGACTGAGCACGTTGTCTACCTACAACAGTTTGAGATTGCTTTTTAGCAACAGCAGCTTGTTGTTGAGTTTCAGTTAAAACTTTTTGATACTCAGCTCTAACTTTTTCCTCTTCTTGTTGTTGCTGAGCAAGAGCAGCTTTTTGCTCTGTAATAGCTTGAAGAGCTTTGTTTGATTCTCTTAAATACTCAGTTTGCGCTTGCTGAGCTGCATCAAATTGAGCAATGTAATCTCTAAAGTTTCCTTGACCTACTTGGAAAGTAGGTATCTTCATTGAAGCAGGAGCGCTGTAACCATAGAAGGGTTCTTCAACAGCAGAAGCACTACCTAACAGAGTCTGTCGTTGATTAAAGCTTTCCCAAGCTTCATTGAACTGACGACTTCCGTTAGGAGACTCCCGTGCATTACGGCGGTTGTTTGGATCTCCAGCTCCACCAAACTGTTGAGCCCAGTAGCTAGTTGGATACCAAACTTCAAAGAATTGATCTTTGCTCAGCAGCGCCATAACAAGAACCCCTTATGTATCAAGCGTAGCTGGGGAGATCAGAGTTACTCGTCTCAAAGAACGCAGGCATTCTTCCCCGTTGGGTCTCGATCAGACCTTCGGCTTTACCTGCGTACATCAGGCTGTCGCTTTGATCCAGCCAGAACTGCTTGTCTAGATACTTGTTGTCGGAACTACCAAGGGGCTGCATCACCCAATTAATAGTTGCCTTACGCAATTTATCAAGAGAAGGAGAGACACTAAGCCCCAGCTCACGACAAACAAGGCTATTGGCAGCAACGTGAACTTGTTCATCACGAGAGATGTCT